AACCTGCTGCTGCATGACGGCATCAGCACCTACAACGTCGATGCCGGCGGCAATGTCCTGATCGAACGGCAGATTACGACGTACCAGGTCAATGCCTACGATGTGCCCGATCCGAGTTACCTGGACGTGAACACGCCGGCGACGTTGGACTATATCCGGTTTGCGACCCGTGCGCGCATCACCCAGAAGTTCCCGCGTCACAAGCTCGCCGATGACGGCACGCAGTTCGATCCGGATCAGCCGGTGGTCACGCCTTCCATCATCCGCAACGAGCTTCTGGCGCTGTTCAAGGAGCTGGAAGCCAAGGGACTGGTCGAGAACTTCGAGCAGTACAAGAAAGACCTGGTCGTTGAGCGCGATGTCGATAACCGCAATCGCGTCAACGTTCTGAGTTCCCCCGACCTGATCAACCAGTTCCGCATGTATGCGGAGCTGGTGCAGTTCGGCGTTTAAGGAGACGTAAAGCATGGCCAAGCTGTTAGGACGCGCATGGGTCCGCTACAACGGAAAGCTCCTCCGGTCGAACGAGGGTGCAAAGATTGACCTGGGCGGCACGGCTCGTGAAACGGTGACTGGCGCCGCTGAGGTGCATGGCCACTTCGCGAAGACCATGCCTGGCCGTGTCGAGTGCGAGATTCCGCTTGCCAAGGGTGATTCGCCTGAAGAGCTGCGTGATATCGAGGACGCAACCATCACCTTCGAGTGTGACACCGGCCAGACGTACATCATCCGCAATGCAGCCAGCCTGACGCCGCCGGTGATCACCGCTGGTGGCGGTGGTGCCATCCCGGTGGTGTTTGAAGGCCAACCGGCAGAGCGTGCCTGATGACGACGGTAACGCTTAAAGACGGCCTGAAGCACGGCGACCTTGTGCTTCGCGAAGTGGTTCTGCGGCAGGTAACTGCCGCAGATATTTTTGCTGCCCAGGACGCGTCCGAACGCCTGGTGTATTCACCTGGTGCAGACGGCGGCATGGTGCCTGTGCTGGTCACCTCACCGGCGATGATGGGCCGCGAGATTCTCAAGCGCCAGATCGTATCCATCGGCGATATTCCTGCCGACAAGATTGATATGGCGTTGATTGGCCGGTTGTCATCGGGTGATCTCGCAATCATCGAGAAGGCAGCAGAGGCCCTTGAGGCTGGCGCTGTGAACGCGATGAAGAGGGCCGAAGAACGGGGGCGATCTGACGGGGCTGGCGCCGACACTTGAGGTGCTGGTCCTGCGCATGAGTGCCCTGACGCACTGCGGCGCGGATCATCTGTTCAGTCTGCCGGTCACGCGCCTCATGCGCCGTTACAAGGTTGTAATGAGAGAGTATAAACGTGGCTGATTTGCGCACATCCTACATCGTCAATCTTGCAGGCAACCTGCAAGCGCGTGCGCAGCGCTATAGCCAGTCCCTGGGCAAGTTCTCCAGTGAAGGCCGTCGCCATCTCAACGCCCTGTCACGGGCGTCTGACGTTTACGGCCGCACCCTTGATCGTCTCGGTAATCGCTACACTGCGCTGATTTCTGGCGCCACGCTTACGATGGCTACCCGCCAGGTCGGTGCGTTCAATGACCGCCTGTTGCGCATGGGCATTCAGGCGGGTGTTACAGATCAGAAGATCGCTGGCCTTAAGCAATCTATTCTCTCGGCGGCTGAAGACCGAAACATCCTCGTTGATCCTGATGAGATTCTCGGTGGTCTTGAAGCCATTGTAGAAAAGACAGGTGACCTCAAGTTTGCCGAGGCAAACATCCGCAATATCGGCCTGGCTATCCAGGCAACCGGCGCCCAGGGCGGCGCCATCGGTGAGATTCTCGCCGAGTTCCAGAAGATGGGCATCATTGACCCAAGCCAAGTCATGGAGGCGATGGACATCCTCAATGTTCAGGGCAAGGAAGGCGCCTTTACGCTCCAGAACATTGCGGCACTCGGCCCGCGAGTCATCACTGCCTATACCGCCGCAGGCCGTTCTGGCGTGGGTGCACTGCGCGAGATGGGTGCAGCACTTCAAGTGATTCGCCAGGGCACAGGCAGTTCGGAAATGGCGGCGAGTGCATTCGAGGCGGTAATGCGCACGCTGACTGATCCAGCAAAGATCAAAGAACTGCAAAAGCTAACTGGCATCAGCGTTTTTGATCCAGAGAAACTGAAAGCTGGCCAGAAGGCTCTGAGACCAATCAACGAATTGATGGCCGAGATTGTCCAGAAGACGCGCGGCGATATCACGCAGATTGGTCTGGTGTTCGATGCAGAAGCAATGCGTGCCTTCAACTCGGCGGCCTCGGAATTCTCACGCACCGGCTCACTCGCGTCCCTTGAGAAGTTCTACAGCGTTCAGGCTGACGGCACCACGACCACCAAAGATGCGGCCCGCGCGGCGACCAGCTTTGGTGCATCAATGACGTTGCTTTCAATCGCCGGCCGGCGCTTTTCTGACAGCAATCTCGCTGAACCAATCAAGGAGTTTGCGCACTGGCTGAACTCGGTTGACCCGCAGACGGTGCAGCGCTGGCTGGAAATCGGCAAGCAGCTTGCCCTGGTCGGCGGTGGCCTGGTCATCGCCAGCAAGATTCGCAAGCTGCTGGGTAGCGCTGGTGGCCTATCGCAGGGCGGCCAGGCTGGTGGCCTTGGTGGCGGCAGCATGAACCCGATCCCCGTGTACATCGTCGGTGGTGGTGGCACCGGCGGCATTGACGGATCACTCACTGGCGCCAGTGGCGGCACTTCACCTGGCAAGCGCGGCCGTCTCGGCAAGCTGGCTAATCTGGCAGGCAAGGGCCTGATGGTTGGCGAAGCAGCAGCAACCGGCTACGCCATCGGCACAGTGTTGAATGAGTCTGTTGTAACGCCTCTGATGACGTTGTTTACGGGGCAGAAGAACTCGCTTGGCACCGCGATGTACGAATTCTTTAGAGGCGATTACGCGAATGCTGTCCTCAATCAGGGAAATCGTCAGGAAGTAGGCGGAAAGCTCACGATCAACATTGACCAGGACGGCCGCGCTCGTGTTAAAGGTATCGAGCAGCGCGGCGGCATGGACATCGAGGCCGAGACTGGCACGTCACTGGCAGGAGCCGGGCTATGAGTTGGCGCGATCAACTTCGCCCTGGCTCATTCAGAGGCGTTCCGTTTGAGGTTGAATCGGCGGAATTGTCTGGCGGCCGTCGTGTTGTCACGCACCAATTCCCGAACCGTGACGTGCCATACGGCGAGGACCTTGGTCGGCGCGCACGTGCATTCTCGGTGCAGTGCTATGTGATCGGTTCCGATTACATGGATCGTCGCGATGCCTTGATTGATGCACTTGAAGCAGGTGGCGCCGGCACGCTGATTCATCCGTACTACGGCCGTCGCCGAGTGAATGCGACTGAGTACCGCGTCACTGATTCGGTCAAGCACGGCGGTATGGCAACCTTCTCGATTCAGTTTGCCGAAGCTGGCGAGAACGAGCAGCCAACAGAAACCACTGACACGGCTGCAAAGGTCGAAGCCAGTGCGGCAGCGCTTGAGGCGGCGGCCGTTGCCGCGTTCACCGATCAGTACAGCACGTCTGGCCAGCCTGCATGGGCTGTGCAGGGTGTGGTGGATACGCTCGGTTCTCTGGCCGAACAGCTGCGTGCTGCAACGGATTCGCTCACTGGCAACATCAGCTCTCCGCAGTCCCTGGCACAGTCGGTGATCGATGCAGCGGCCGGCTTGGCGTCAGAGGTTGGATACAGCCTGCTGGCGTTCGAGCGTGCCAGCCAGATGGGCATTGGCATCACCGACTTTCCGTTTACGACATCCGTGCGCCAGCAGCAGGCGCGCAACCAGCGTGCGTTGATCCAGTTGACGCGCCAGGCAACGGTCGTCGCGGCGTCGCGTGAAGCAGCTGTTGAAGACTACCCGTCACAGAACGACGCGGCCGCTGTGCTTGAGGCGGCCGTGGCCGCAATCAGTGCCCTGCAGAATGACCAGGCGCCGGATGGCAACCCGGTGGACGACACCGTGTACTACGCGCTTTCAGACCTGCGCGCCAGCCTGAACGAGGATATCCAGGCGCGCGGCCTGCGCCTGCCGGAGCTGGTCACGCACACGCCAGTGGTGACGATGCCTGCCCTGGTGATCGCGCATCAGCTTTACGGCGATGCAACACGCGACGCGG